TCAGTAGTAGTACTTGTTCATGTCGGCGGTGTCGTCCGCGCCAGACCCGTTGGTCAAGGCGACAACCCCACCAGCCTCGGTGATCGAGGGCTTCTCGTACTTCTCGTTGCTAACAGACCCGCTCGGGGTCCAAGTACCGGCCGACATGGCCATTCCTTCCCCGTGCGCTCACCCACGACGGATCTTGGCGAAGCTCCCTCAGGAGCGCAACCCGCGAGCCCGCATGTAACCCGTTTGGGCCAGCAAGATCCACCCGGCGACGCCTGCGCGCTAGACCGCGCGCAACTACACGCCTCGCCGCACTCACATCATTCGCAACCGAACGCAATTAGATACATACGAATTCAATACAATCGACGTGATGCGTATCACGCACGCATCAGGGCAACCTGAATGCGATTACTTCCGCGGACGCAAGTATTCACGTTCGTCCATTCAGGACACAATGTCACTATTCGGTCCCGAATCAAGTAGATCATGCTCCTCACGTTGCGGTGTTGATCACTGTACCGACGGTGACCAGCGCGTTTCGCTTGACAGATCAACAAGCAGCGGGCATGTTGGAATGATCGTCAGCCGCCCAGGGGGTGGGCGGCGTGAGGGCCTGGGGGGCTCATGAGGAAGAGGCGTCGTCGTCGGCGCGGCTCACGAGCGGAGGAAGCGATGTTGTCGGTTTGGCTGGCGGAGATAATGTTCGCCGGATACCTGCGGGTATCCGGCGGATAAGTCCCGCTGACCGAATCCGCAATCGCTTTATGGCCGCTGGGGGCGGCCTCCGCAATGTCTACGAAGAACAGCACCACTGTGTCCGCTGCTGGCTCGGTCGCGCTGGACGACCTGGCCCAGACCGTCGAGCTGCTGCGGATCGTCGAAGAGTCGATCAAGAGTCAGAGCAAGGTCAAGGAAGAGCTGCGCTCCCAGTTGAAGGAGCGCCTGGGCGAGCTGGTGACGGGCACGATCAACGGGTTGGCCGTGGTCGAGTACACCAACGATTCGCGGGTGTTCACCTCGCCGAAGCTGGTTCAGGAGAGGTTCCCGGATGTCGCGCGCATGTGCGAGGACATCGTGCCGGTGCGCAAGTTCAAGTTGCTGCCTGCCGCGTGAGCACCCGGAGGAAGTCCGACCGGTCTCGGGGGATCGGTCGGGCTCGCTCTGGGGATGCCCCGGCCGTGCTGGGTGATCTCGCCGCTGAGATCGCCGAGCACCTGATCGGCCTGCCGCTGGACTACGGCACGACCATCGAGCAGATCGCCGCACTCCTGGCCGCCGAGCCACGCAACCGCGGAGCTGTGTGCGCGGTGACGGCCGTCATCGTCAACGACGCGTTGGCGGACCCGTTCCGTGAGACGACGTCGAACCGTTGGCGTGCGCGGATTCCGGCGTGGGTGGCGCCGCCGATGGTCGGTGTGACCGTGCGCCGCATGCTCTCGCTTGATGTCCTCGTGCGGACCGGCCGTTACGTGCGTTCGACCGACAGCAAGGGCAAGAACGGGGGGAAGTTGATGCCGATCTACGCGCTCAATCTCGCCGCGCCCGCGCTGATAGCGGCTCGCACCGCCGAGCAGTCCGCCGCCTGACCTTCTCTTCTTCGTTGCCGCGCACCGTCGCGCGGCTATCTCGTGCTGTCCGCACACAGTGATTCTTGTTATGGGGGAACGAAACCGTGGCACGCGACCACGCCCGCTTCTACCTGTCCATGTGGGATGACCCGGACTTCATCGCCCTGTCCGCGCTCGCCAAGCTCGTGTACGTCCAGTTGTGCATGCAGCGCAAGCTGTCCTACTCCGGTGAGCTCACCGTCTCGGTGAAGCGCTGGGCCAAGGCGCACCCGGACCAGGACACCGACAGCGTCCGGGCGGCGCTGGCCGAGCTGGACGCCGCCCGCTTCATCGTGGTGGACCACGACACGGACGAGCTGCTGATCCGGTCGTTCATCCGCTCGGACAAGCTGTTCAAGCAGCCCAACGTGTTGCGGGCCGCGCTGCGGTCCGCGTTCGAGATCGAGAGCCCGCTTCTTCGCCGTGCGCTGGCGTCCGAGCTGCGGCGGTTGCCGGTCGAGATCACCGGGCCGTCGCCGGCCGTCGCCGCGGACGAGCTGGAGGCGGGCGCGCGCGAGCTGCCCGCGTCGGTCATGGCCGCGATGACGCAACGGGGCTCGACCCGCACCGCGCCCACCCCAACCGCGCCCGCCACGAGCACGGGCGGGACGGTCGCCACCGGCTCGGCGCCCGCGCTCGACACGGCACCGCCGACCGTGACCGCACCTGCGGCGAACGGTTCGGAGAACCCTTCCGGGAACCCCTCGCCGAACCCTTCCGCGAACCCTTCGCCGCGAGGTCGGGGAGAAGGGAGTAGGGAGATGGAGACTGGAGAACTTCGTCTTTCGTTGGTTGAAACTCCAGTGGGTGTCCCCGCGCCTGCGCCTGCGCACACGAGCGCGGACACGCCCGCGCCCGCGCGTACACGCGAGGCCGCGCCGGACGCCGGGGAATCCGCCGATGCCGCCGCCCTCGCCGATCCGGATCGCGTACTCGAGGCGTCTTCGGTGCGGCAGCTGCGCCGCCAGGAAGCCGAGCGTCTGGTGACCCTGCACAGCCCACGCCAGCCCCGGCAGGTTCTCGACCGGCTGCGCGGCGAGGTGATCGGGCTGCTGCGCGACCAGGTCGAGCCCGCGGCCATCGCGGAGGGTCTGCGGCTGTGGGCGGGCAAGCGCCTGGCCGTCTCGATGCTGCCGGAGCTGGTCGGCGAGGTGATGCGCGCCCGCACCGTCAACGCCACGCCGCAGGATCGCCAGCGTGAGCGCGTGATGGCGGCGACCTGGGAGGCGATCCGGGCCGACGCGATCGCCGAGGACGACCGCAGCCCGATCGGCCTGGCGGTGCGCGACGAGCTGCCCGCCCACGCCGATGCCGCGACGCTGGACGCGATCCTGGAACGCGCGCTGCACGAGACCACCGGTCTCGGCACGCCCGACCCGGCCGAGCTGGGGGCGGCGGCGTGAGCGACCGCAACGCGCAGCAGCTCACCCGCAACGCCATGCGGGCGCTGCTGGCGCACTACCGGATCACGCCCGGCGACACCGCGCCCGAGGACGTGGTGACCGAGTGGCTGCGGGAGCTGCGCGGCCGGAGCGTCGGTGAGTGCCACGCCGCGTTGAGCTCGTTGCCGCTCAACCGGGTCCAGCACGTGACGGCGGGCGAGGTGGCCCGGCTGATCACGCTGGCGCGGTCTCGGCCGGCCGCCACGGGCACGCCGAGCTCAGCCCGGCCACCTCGACCGCGCGACCGGGCCGCCGACAAGGCGGCGGGCGCGCGCGGCATCGGCACGGTCTACGAGCTGATGGGCTGGACCGGCCACGAGAAGCACGCTCTCGCCCGCACGGTGCCGTGCCCGTTCTGCAGGGCCTCGGCCGGTGTCCCGTGCAGCCCGCTGACCCGCAACCGCCTGCGCCAGCGCGAGATCCGCGACCGCGAGACCCGGATGCACCCGTCCCGCCTGCGCGCCGCAGAGGAACGCAAGCGCGCCAACTCCACTTCGTCCGGCGCCGCCGCGTCCGGCACCACGCAAGGAGCTTCCGCATGACCGCCGCACGCCTGTACGCCGCTGACGAGGTTGTCCACACCGACACCGACATTGTCCCCAGGTTTGTCCCCAGCCGTGACGAGGCCGCGACCGCGCGCCTGGCCTGGGAGGTCGCTGTGGACCAGCTCGTCCGGCCCGGCCTGCACACCGTGCACCGCGCGAACGGCACCACCGAGACCGCCGAGGTGCTGACCCTGCTGCGCCAGGTCGAGGAAGCCGTATTGCCCGGCTCGGCGGTCACCGGCAAGCCGTCGCAGGGTTCCCGGCCTCCGGCGAGCCTGGGCGCGCTGTCGCTGCTGGCCTCGATCCGCCGCGAGGTCCGGCAGTGCTGCCGCACCCACGACCACCCGCAGTGGACCACGCTCACCGAGCAGGTGCGGGCCTGGGCCGAGCACGCCGAGCACTGGCAGCACGCCGCCCCGGACTACGTGGTCTGGGCCGCCGAGGAGTCCACGCGGTGGGTCGCGCAGGCCCGCCAGCTCCTCGACCCCGAACCGCGGCTTCCGCTGCGCGGGCGGGCCTGCCCGGTCTGCCGCGTCGACGTCGTACAGGTCTGGTCCGACGACGAAGGCGACTACGTCCGCCGCCCGGCACTGCGCATCGACGCCGACCAGGTGGAAGCCGTATGCGCCGCCTGCGGGCAGCGGTGGGGCCTGGACGTCTGGGCGCAGCTGAACACGATGCTGGACCAGCAGCTCACCCACGAAACCCTCGCCGTGACCGGGAACACACTCGGTGACGACGCCGAGTAGTTGACCTTCAGTCGTTTCAGTCGGCATAATGGTCAGCACTGGGACACGTGTGCCCAGAACCCCCCAACCCGATGCCCGTCGCACCTCCCCCCGGTGCGGCGGGCATCGTGGCGTTGCCGGATACCGCGTCAGTACGGCGGCTCCACCTCGCCCTTCTGCCGCTTCTTCGTCTGATCGCTCCTAACGAAGTGCTGCATGGCGATCGTGCCGACACGCGGCACGTGGACTTCGTAGGTCACCAGCCCGAGCCACAGCGTCGGCGCCATGCGCACCGCGAAAGGCACCTCGGCCACGGCCAGGCCGTCCAAGCTCATCCCGCGTGCCGACGCCGGCCAGATCGAGTCGGACGCGCCGAGAAGCGAGCGCCGCACCTCGCCCAGGTCGACCCAGGTCGGCTGTGGCTCGTCGTAGACGTGCAACAGCTTCTTCCTCGACCGCTCCACTTGCTCGAACATGCGTTCGATCGTGCGTCACCGACCTAACCGGACGCAACTCACGCGACCAACAGACCTTCCAGTCCCGAAGACGCTGGCGCCCGTCCCCGCCGCCGTCTTCGCCCGCGGGCGGCGGCGCACCGCTGCACGTCGTGACCGTTCCCCGTCACGCCGAGCGCGACGCCGCCGCCCGCCTCCCCTCACGCCTCGTCCCGCGGACCCATGCCGGCCGCCTCGTCGAGGGTCGCTCGTCGCCGAGCCGCCCGCCGACGCTAACCACGGCGCACCTATCCGGCCGCGCTCGACCCGATGGGAACCCGATTCTCAGCACGTGGTCCGAGTAAAGAATTTCCTTGGTGCACGTCCACCTATTTCCGCTGGTCAGAAATGTGCGCGACACACTCTCAAAAACAGTTTCTTGAATACGCTCCATTCGCTTGCCCGATTCCATGAATTGGGAGATCATGGTTTTGCAAGTGAGTCAGCCCCGGTGCTAGCACACCGGATCTGATCAGGAATGAGAGGAAAACCAGAGGTTATGAACCCTAGGAAGACTTTGGCCGTCCGGATATCTGCCAATCCGGATGAGAGGCTGTTTGGGGCAGGGTGCTTTGAGAGTGCCGATGTTCAGAACCTGCCGGATCTGTGCCAGATGATGTTGAACAACATCATGGCCATGTCCGAGGACAAGTTCAGCATCCGGTACTACCCCAACAACCATGTTTCGCTGGTTGTGGGCAATGCCTACCCGCTTGAGAAGGGCTGGGAGTTCTACACCCCCGGTACCGATGCCCCTGATGAGGATGGGTCGCTGGGCGGAATCTACGAGTCCGCCATCAATCAGTACAACTGGTTCTGCCCGTGGGACATGGAGAACCCCGCACTCCGCCGATTCACCCTGTGCGGAATCCGGTTCCTGGGCTTCCCTGACTCCAAGGACATGACCGGGGTGGGCAAGGTAGTCAGCCTGACCACCGACTGTGACTGCCAGCACCGGACCGTCCGGACCGCCCGCTAACAAGGGCAGAGGACCGGGGGTGAGCACTCACCCCCGGTCCGTGTCCGGGAAGGCCCACCATGTCCAACAAGGACGATACCGGCCGGAAATACGGGGCGTACTACGGCCGCACCCGGCTGATGAGTTTTGCCGAGCTGACCGAATGCATGTACCGAGTACTCACGCGGTCGGCCGATTCGGTCACCGTGCCGACCGGTACGGATTTCGCGCTCTGGCACAACGGCGAACAGAACATCGTGGTGAAGGTCATGAACCTGACCGACGATTTCCTGTTCATCGCACCGGGTTTGCACACGTGCGAGGCGGAAGAACTTCACAACTCGATTGAGGAGTTCTTCGAGAAGTTCAACTGGACCCATCCGGACGACGGATTGGATCGGCGGTTCTTCTGCACCGTGCATCTCCTGAGTGAAGCACAGCAACGCGCGCGCGATCACCAGCCGGGGCTGTTCTTGTCCGCAGCCAAGTCCTGACCGCCGCTTTGTCACCGAGGACGCCAGGCCGAAAAGAAAGGCCCTGGCGGCTGCTAGCACAGCCCCAGGGTGTGGTCTGGCGTCCTCGCGGAGCGAAAACCGAAACGGAAACTCCGAGAGGACGTCTGACGTGGGTGAGAGTACTCCACCGCTGGACGCGTTGTCTGCCGCCGAGGCGGGCGAACGCTACCTGTACGCGGTCAACCTGAGTGACCAGCAACTCACCGCCCTGCACCAGACCTTGAGCCTGGACACGCACGTGATGAACGTGCTGTGCCTGCTGTATCTGGATCTGGGAACCGCGATGGTGCGGGAGCGCACCGATCCGATGGCCGTCTACCAGTGCCGAGAGTACGGATGGGTGAGCGGGGACACCCGGCTCAAGCTCACCGCCGAGGGCCTGGCGGCGTGGTGGCAGTGGAAGAACGCCGTCACCCCTCACCGGCGCGACCCGCGCTTTCAGCAGTTGTGGCAGGACGTGACCGGATGGTGAACAAGCACACCGCCCCCGATGCCATCCCGGCCGTGCACCCGGACGCGCAGAGCGTTCCGGCGATGCGGGGCACCGACGAGCGCCCAGCGCTCGTGCAGGACGAGCGGCCCGTCGAACCCGGCCCCATCACCCGCGACTCCAAGACCTTCCTGAAGCTGGCCGAGGACACGCAGGTGCGCCGGGTCCTGTGGATGTTGGCCGTGGGCTTCACCTGGCCGTGGCTGCTGGAGGACGCCACGACACCGGCCGCCCGGAACCGGGCGATCAGGCGCGGGCTCGTGGCCCCGCCCGTGGGTGCGCGGGGAGCCGAGCTGGTCCCCTACCACCTCACCGACGCGGGCCGCGCCGAGCTTCTGGCGTGGGTACAGGACATCACCCCGCACCGGGGCGTGCGCGACGTGGACGTGCTGTGGATCGAGGTGACCGCGAGATAGGCCCGCCCGGCGGCGGCCGTCCTGGTCGCCGCCGGGCTTTCACCGATCACATCGTGTTGACGCACAAGGGGAAAGTCGTTGACGAACAAGATCGTGTACATCCGGATGAGCAGTGACCCCAGGCCGACGTGCCCGTGTGGCCTGTTCCACAGCCTCGAAGCACAGCAGACGTGGGCGGAGCGCGCGGCCGAGCTCACCGGGTACGGCGCGGGCGTGCGGGGAGCGACGGCCGAGCGCGCGACGATGCTGCGCGCACAGCTGGAACGTGACCGCCGGGCGGTGAACGTGTTGGGGCTCATCGCAAGCCTCGACGGTGACGCCGCGCTCGTGAGGCTGGCCACCACCGCCGAGGAGGTGATGGACCTGCTCACCCGCGACATGCTGAACTACTGCCGCGAACACAACCGATTCTCTGTGACGATGATCGGCTACGCCGTCGGCTGGACGTGGACCCTCACGGAATCCGAACTGGCGCGCATCGAACGAAACCTCAGGATGCGCGCGATCGTCCGCCAGGCGCTGACGCGGATTCAGGACAGGCGTGCGCACGACGACAATTGATCACGAGGGCTCGACGGTGCGCGGGTTGTCCGGCAGGATGGCACGCGTTCCTCTGTGAGCTGGTGAGACAACACGCATGAGGACACGGAAAGGCCTGCGAACCCCGTTCGCAGGCCTTTTCTTTTCCCGCGATCCGTCGCTGAAGATCGTAAAACAATGCGTTAACCCATTCGTCGTCACTTTGTCTGGGAACTCCCCGAATTGCTTGTGAGGGCCGGAAATGCCGCTATGTTTGTGGTGTCTCCCGCTCACACCGAACAGCACCACTGAATGAGTGCTGTCCGAGCAATCAGAGGAAATCCGAACAATGACCACACCGGTTGACCCTGCCCAGAAGACCCCTGCCGCCAAGCCTGCCACCAAGGCCGCTGCAAAGCCCGTAGCAGCCAAGCCTGCCGCTAAGGCCACCAAGGCTCCCGCCAAGGCCCCGGCAAAGACTCCGGCAGCCAAGGCCCCGGCTCAGGCTCCGGCCAAGCCAGCAGCCGCCAAGGCCCCGGCTGACAAGTCCAGCAGCACCAAGGCCGCACCCGCCAAGGGCACTCCCGCCAAGGCCGAGGCCAAGGCCAAGCCGGTTGCCGTGGTGGAGCCGATCAAGCCGGGGAAGGACGCCTGGGCGCGGCTCGCGACTCAGGTCAATGGCTCCCGCTCGGTGACCGAGCTGCTGAAGAAGGCCGAGTTGTCCGGCTGGAACGTGAAGGTGCAACCGGCGGTGACGCTGGCCGAGACGGACAACTGCACCGAGTGCGAGGCCCCGGCAGGCGAGAAGCACAAGAAGAACTGCCTGATGCTGGAGGACGTCCCCAACGACACCGGCCTGGTCGACCCGGAGCACACGGCCGTGCCGCTGGAGATGGACAACACGTGGGGGCTGGTCCGCCCGCACCCCGACGCCCCGCACCGCCGGAAGTTCATCAGCTCCACCAACTCGAACAAGGTGCCGGTTCCGATCGAGGTCCGGGGCGAGATGCTGACCTCGATCATGAAAGACACCAAGGCCAAGACCGGACCGGCCGGACCGTTGTGGAACGACAAGGCCGCGTTCGCCAGCATCCGGATTCCCGAACCGCTCATGGTGGGTGGCAAAGACCCGGTTGAGTTCCGGGTGGTCCTGCTCAACTCCCTGGTGACCGCCCGCAGTTCCAAGCTCATCATCAGCCCGGTCCGTGTGGCCACGCAGACCGTCCACCCGGTCGAGTTCCTGAAATGCCCCAACCACATCAACCTGAGCGCCACCGATGACGCGGACAAGCGGATCACCGAGACCAGTACCGGCCTGGACCTGCTCCACACCTACACGCAGTGGTTCACCGAATCCGCTGAGGCCCTGTACGCGCGGACACTGACGGCGGACGAGTTCAGCCAGTTCTGCAACACCTTGTTCCCGTACCCCGGTGACACCGGCACGCACGCCAAGCGCACCCGTCACCAGATGTGCATCAACCTCATGAGGATCATGTTTGAGGGCAAGGTGGACATCACCGAGAACATCGCGGGGACGGCGTGGGGAGCGCTGCAAGCCGCACTCACCGTGTGCCAGCAGTTCGACACCGAGACCGGTGAGACCGAGACCGACCGTGCGATGACCGCGTTGTTCACCGACAAGAACAACCCGAGCAAAACCGCCTGGCAGCTCGCCCGCCGGTTCGTGAAGGTGAGCTAGCCGCCCGGACCGCACAACCGAACACCGAACAGCCCCGGCATCCCCGATGCCGGGGCTGTCTCATGTCCGGGGGTGGCCATGCCGTCCCGTGCCGCCCGCCCGTGCACCCGTCCGGGGTGCCCGAACACCACCGCTACCGGTGGTCACTGCCAGCCGTGCCGTTCCCGTGGCCGCCGTGCGCACGGGACCAGCGCGCAGCGTGGCTACACCGCTGGCCACCGGTCCCGGTTCCGTCCCGCCGTGCTGGCCCGTGACCTGGTGTGCCGCTGTGACCGCCTGGACTGCCCTGCTCACACCGGCCGCCCGTGCCAGCAACCGGCCACCGTGGCCGATCACTGGCCGCTCACCCGCAGGGAGCTGGTAGCCGCTGGCCTGGACCCTGACCACCCTGCCCGTGGCCGTGGTCTGTGTGCCCCGTGCCATGCCAAGGCCACCGCCACCGATCCCCGGACCCGAGGAGGGTGGAACAGCCCGTGAGCCACGCCGCCGACGCCGCCCGCTCGGGCCGCACGCCACCCCCAGGGGAGGGACCCTTCCGCCGCGCAACGGGGCACAAGCCACTGAGGGCCGTTTGTCTGGGGTCAAGTTTTGCCGACGGCCGAACCCACGTCCGCGGAGCCGACCCGTGACCGCCGACGCCGGCCGCGACCCAGACGAATTGCTCGACGAGATCGAGCAGGCCGCCGACCAGGTGGCCGCGTGGACCGCACGCTGGGAATCCCTTGTACGCCAAGCCGTGCAACGTGGCATCGCGCAACGGCGGATCGCACCTCACGCGAACGTCGCGCAGTCCACGGTGTCCCGCCTGGCCGCCCGCGCGCACTCCCCCACCGACCGCCGTTCGTGATGCGCCACGCATCACACGATGCACACCGCATCACACGACCTGGAGGTGACCCGCTGCCCATCGAGATCGACGGCATCACGAGCTCCGAGCAGATCCGCGCCGAGCTCGCCGCCGAAGGAAAACCCGTTTTGCTCGGCTTCAGCCGGGGCAAGGACAGCATCGCCGCGTGGCTGGCGATGCGCGAAGCCGGGATCGAAGTCGTCCCCTACCACCTGTACCTGGTGCCGGGTCTGCGGTTCATCGAGGACAGCAGGAAGTTCTACGAGGACTTCTTCCAGACCCCGATCCTGAACCTGCCGCACCCGACGCTGTACCGGTGGCTCAACAGCCTGCTGTTCCAGCCGCCGGAGCGGGCGGCGGTGATCGAGGCCGCGCAGCTCCCGGAACCGACGTATGAGGAAGTCGCGGACATGATCCGGGAAGACCTGGGCCACGCGGGCGCCTGGAACGCCGACGGTGTGCGCGCCGCGGACTCGCCGAACCGGCGGATGGCGATGGTCACCCACGGCCCGAAGCGCGACAGCGTCCGCAAGGTCAGCATCGTGTGGGACTGGCGCATCGCTGACGTCCGCGACGCGCTCAAGCGCCACAACTGCCCGCTCCCAGAGGAATACACCTGGTTCGGCCGCAGCTTCGACGGCCTGGACTTCCGGTTCCTCGACCCGATCCGCCAGCACGCGCCCGACGACTACGAGCGGATCTTGCAGTGGTTCCCGCTCGCCGACCTGGAGGTGTTCCGCCGTAACCTCGCCGCCTGACCCCAACGCCGATCTCCTGGCACAGCTCAAGTCCACCGCCGTACTCGGCGGCCCCAGCTCGAACGCCGACCTGCTGGCGCAGCTCAACGCCGAACCCGAGCCCGATCCCCTGGCCGACGTCGAGTACTCCGGCGACCTCGCGGCCGACGCCGGCGCCGAGCTCGACGCGCTCGCGATCGGGTTCCGCGAACGCACCAAGCGCGAAGACGAGCGCTTCCGCCTCGCCACGGACTCCGAGTTCTGGTTCGCCTTCTGCTTCAAGTCGCGTGAGGAGAAAGACGCGTTTCTCGCCGCCGCGCGCCTGATGCACATCGGAGACAAGTACCTCGACGGCCGAGCCGCCGCCACCGTGCTCGGCGTCGACATGCCCACCACCGACACCGGAGAGGAGTGATTCCATGCGTCGTCGCCTCGGCCGCATGGTCGCGGGTGCGTTTCGACGCATCACGCGCCGCGCGTCCAGCCCGTCCCGAAGCCGTAGCTCGGGTTCTTAGCCCGCCGCGCAGGAGGGCGTCCCCATCGTGTGCCGCACAACGTCAGCGACATGTTGTGCGGCCACGTTTGGGTCCTCGTGTTCCCAGAGCGTCAAGAGCGTCCAGCCGACGCTTTCAAGAGCTTCTCTATTTCGAGCGTCTCGTATGACGTTCCGCTCGACTTTCGCTTGCCAATAGGCGCGATTGGTTGCTGGCTCTCGGTAGTGCTGTGGACACCTATGCCAGAAACAGCCATGAACCTCGACGGCAACTTTGGCCCGACGGAAGACAATATCGGGCTTGAAACGTACTTCCGGCAGAGGCTTCACGTGAAGTCGGTAGCGTAGACCCATCGCGTGAAGCGCTCGCCGAATAGCGACCTCCGGCTTGGTGTGACGACTCTTGTTTGCGCGCATGACTCTGCGCGCAGATTCAGAAGAAGCCCAAGCCTCATAACCCACGTTGACGCCGTCCTTACAGAACTTTCGCCACTTGCTCGGCGACTCTCTGAGCGAGAAGCGGCGGAACACAGTTGCCGAGCTGCGCCTGAACTGAGTTTCGCTTTCCGACCAGTTCAAAAGAGTCAGGGAAGGTGAACAGCCTCTTGACCTCTGGAACCCGAAGCCGCCGACCTTCCCAGTGGAACGGACCTACGTAAGGTCCAGGTTGGGCTTGAATCGTGGGAGACGGTTTGTTGGGATCGAGCTTCAACAAGAAGGACCAGTACTTCGAGCGCCACTCAAAGACCGGGTCTGGGTGGTCCTTTTCCTTCGTGTAGAACAGATAGTTCTGACCCGGAGGAATGTCTGGCAAGAGGTGTCCCCAACGCCCTCCGACCTCTTCGGTCGGTTCGGGGTCAGACACAACGCCCTTCAACGCTTCGCCAGCGGTGACGTGAGGCCTCTCAGCGTTGCCGGTCGCACGCCGCTCCCAGCTGCCGCCGTGAGTCGCCGTCGGCAGAACGGGCATCTTCTGCCCCTTCGGCACGCCGATGATGAACAGTCGTGGCCTAGCCTGAGGCACACCGAAGTCTGCTGCGTTGAGAACGCGCCAAGTGAGCTCATATCCTGCCTCATCGATTTCACGAAGCAGGCGATCAAACGCGGGCTTACTCGCCTTGTTGTTGTACGTCAGCGCGTAGACGTTCTCAAGAATGAAGGCCCTAGGTCGCGCTTCACGCAACACGCGAGTGTATGCCTGGAGGAGGCTCGCATCCGGGTCGAGCCCAGCCCTCTTCCATTCGAGCCAGAAGCCAGATTTCGAGAAGGGCGTGCAGGGCGGGCCACCGACGAGCAGGTCCGGCCGCTCACCTTCGCCAAGACCCGCAGCCGCGAGGATTTCTTCCGTCTCGACGTTGAGAATGTCGTTCTGCAAGACCGGAGACTTCAGGTGGATGAAGTTCTTCTCCATAGTCATCACAGCGTCGCGGTCGCGTTCCACTGCGGCACGAACTTCAAATCCAGCGTTTTCGACGCCGAGGTCCAACCCTCCAGCACCCGAAAATAGCGATATTCCTACTCCGCCAGTCATGTTGCCCATTATGCCAGAAGAATCCTTCTACACCAAGCCGACACGCCGCGAAGTTTTAGTCTTCCAAGGGCAACTGTGCTGTTTGACCCCTTAGTTGTTCGATCTCTTGCTGTTGCTTCTGAACGAGCCTGGCGAGCTGTTTCTGAACCTGCGCGCTGATCTTGAATGGGTAAGCCCGCCAGAACCTATAGAACTCGGCTGGCGTGGAAAATTCGCCTCGGCCGTCACGGAGCGCAGCAATTGACTCGACCGCGCCCAGATACTCTCGCGTAGTTGAGGAACGCTGCTTGCTTGCGATCTTCCAAGGCTGCTGGACGATGATCTCCATGTCCTGTACGCGAGCCTTGGAGTCGCTGTCGAGCGTGTAGATAATGATGATGTCGAGGTGGCTCCGATAGTCGTTGAAGGTCCTCATGGTTCCCGGCCAATGCAGGTCCGGCCACTTAAAGTAGGTGTTTCCGGTGTAGAGCGTGATGCGGCTCTGGGTCTTTGACTTATTGGTGTCGCCCCTGCGGGCAACCTTCACATCTACGGCGTGATAGCTGCCGCCGAAGGCCGGGCCAGAAATCTCAAGATCAGGGTAGCCACGCTCAGTGCCCCGCGTGTGCTCTGCACCTTCGGTTGCGTCGAGGCGGGTGAGCAGATAGTCGACGATGGAGACTTCGAGGATGTTGGCCAGCGCGGCTGGCTCCTTGGGGAGCGGCAGCAAGTGATCGTGCTCGTGCAGCAGGCCTTCCAGCTGGTCGGCTGAGCTGGCGGCGATCGGCCAACGAGCTGATGGGCTGGTCTTCCGGAAGATGCCGAGCACGTCGAACGTGTAGTGCTCCAGTTCCTCGCGAAGCCATTGCTCAAGATCACTATGGGCTGGCATGCGCCAAGCTTGGCAGACGGGCGATGTTGGTGTGCCTCGGACGTGCGAACTCACTTCTCGACGGCTCGTAGTCCTATGGGGGCGCCTATGGGAAAGCGTGGCCCGGCTGCCAAGCCCACTGCTCTGCGTGTCCTGCACGGTGACCGGGCCGACCGGATCAACGCCGACGAACCCGAGCCTCCCGAGGACGAAGTACGTTGCCCGGACTGGGCGTCCGACGACGCTCGCGCGATCTGGCAGCGCCTCGCCCCCGGTCTGGAGGATCGGGGTGTGCTGACCCCCTGGGATGTGGACGCGTTCCTGGTGCTGTGCGAAGCGTTGGCCCGCTACCGCTCCGCCACCCAGCTCGTGAACGGCTCGGCGTTGCTCGTGCAGGGCGGTTCGGGGTTGATGAAGAACCCGGCGTTGCAGGTGCAGGCTGAGGCCGAGCGCACCTTCTTGCAGTTCGCCGCCCGCTTCGGGCTCACGCCGTCGGATCGGCAGTCCATCAAGGTCGAGGTGGGCCGCGATGGCAACAAGGGCGGCGCGGAACGCCTCCTCTCCTAAGGCTCCCAGCAAGGCCACGAAGTCATCCCCGCGGCTTCCCGTGTGCGGCCGCGAGTTCGACGGATCTCGCTGCCGCAAGCGCGGCACCCACTTCTGCACTCCGCGCGCCGATCACGCCCAGGCGTTCGCCGAGGAAATCTGCGTCCACACGAAGGACCGGTGGGCGCGCAAGCCGTTCATCCTCGCGCCGTGGCAGCGGGACGACATCGTCCGGCCGTTGTTCGGAGAGGTCCGCTGGGACCCCGAATCCGGGTCCTACGTGCGCCGCTACCGCATCGCGTGGATCGAGATCGCCCGCAAAAACGGCAAGAGCGAACTCCTCGCGTTCATCGCGCTGTACATGCTGGTCGGCGACGGCGTGGAGTCCGCGGAGATCTACGGCTGTGCGCGCGACACCGAGCAGGCGCGGTTGGTGTTCAACGTCGCGGCGCGGATGGTCAAGCTCTCCCCGGTGCTGTCTCGCCGGTTGCGGGTGGTCGAGCACTCGGCGCGCATCGTCGACGAGCGCACGAACTCGGTCTACGTGGTCGTGCCCTCGGACGCGCTGGGCAACCTCGGCTCTAACCCCTCGGCCGTGATCTTCGACGAGGTATTGACCCAGCCGAACGGCGACTTCTGGCACGCGATGCGCACCGGCATGGGCACCCGGCTTGAGCCGCTGCTGATCGCAGCGACCACCGCGGGCAACGACCCGACCAGCTTCGCCAAGGCCGAGCATGACGAGTGCGTGAAAATCGCCGAGAACCCCGACCGTGCCCCGCACCGCTTCGTCTACTTGCGCAACCTCGACCCCGACGCGAACCCGTGGGACGAATCGAACTGGCACCTGGCCAACCCCGCGCTGGGTGACTTCCTCTCACTCGAGGCGCTGCGGGAAGAAGCGATCGAGGCCCGCAATGATCCGGCCAAAGAGAACGTCTTCCGCCAGTTCCGGTTGAACCAATGGGTGTCGCAGTCGTCGCGGTGGATGCCGATGCACGTCTACCTCCTGTGCACCGGCACCGACTCGACGCCACCGGCCCGGCTGCGGCAGCTGCACGCCGGCCGCCCCGCGTGGGGTGGCCTCGACCTCGCGTCCAAGATGGACCTCACCGCGTGGTGCCTGATCGTCCCGACCGGGATCGACGGCCACGCCTCAGCATTGTGGCGGTTCTGGCTGCCAGAGACAGCGGTCGCGCACCTGGACAAGCACACCGAGGGCAAGGTCTCCCAGTGGGTTGACCAGGGCTGGATCACGACCACGGACGGCGAGGTCATCGACTACGACGTCATCGAGAACGACATCACCGCAGACACCGGCCTGGTACGCGTCGCCGACATCTCCTACGACGAGTGGTCCGGCGAACCCGTCCGCCAGCGCCTCGAACGCCGCACCGGCGTCCCCATGTACCCAGTCGCCCAGACCTACAAAGGCATGACCCACGGTATGACCGAACTTATGGCCCTGACCAAGTCACGCGGCTGGTCGCACCACGGGAACCCCGTCGCCGAGTTCTGTTTTGACTCTGTGGAGGTTCGCCACCCACCTGGCGAACCCGACCTCATCCGGCCGGACAAGCCCGAACGTGGCAAGACAGGTAAGCGCATCGACGCTGTACCAACAGCTGCAATGGCGGTAGGCGGCTGGAAGCTGCGCGGCTCAAAGATCAAGAAGTCGTCCCGGATGGTGGTCCTCGGATAATCGCGTTCTTGCCGTGACTGCCGGAGCTAGAGTTGCTACGTGACCGGCAAGATCGTCTTTCCTGAGCCATCGGTTGACCGCGACGGACCTCTTGGCTGGGCCGAGCCTGGCGTGAACTTCTACCTGGAGTCCACCCGCCCCCAGGCTGTCGCCGCGCGCGCGTGGATCAATGCCGCATACCAACGGTTCCCCGACGACGAAAAGGGGACATTCGCAGGCCGCTTGCGCAGTGCCGACGAGACACAGCACTACACGGCCATGGACGAGTTGTTCGTGCACGATCAGCTAATAAGAGTTGGTCGCGTCGTTCACGAGGAAGACGGAAAAGGGCCGGATTTCCGTATCTACCGGGAGGACACCTACGTCGGCGCGGTCGAGGTTTGCTCCCTGTTCGAGAACAGGGAATGGTTCCAGGCACGGCAACGACACGCGAGAATTGCCGACGAGCTACAAAAACATATTCCGCTCGAACAGTGGTATATCACCTTCGACCTGGTCCGCCTCCACCAACAGCCGTCACTCAAACGAATCGCCACATGGGTAAAGCAGCAGATGGCCGCGCTTCCTTCCGTTTTGGAAGATCCGCGAATGACAACGTCGCCGGTCACGTACAAGACTGATGATGTCGAGCTTCGCTTCCGGTTCATACGCCGGGTCTCAAATTCGGCACCGAAACCAACCGACCGTGTCGTGATGAACGGCCAGATCAGCGGCGGGATGGTGGACTCGTACCTGAGATTGCGGTCTGCGCTGGAGAAGAAGGTGCAGAAGCGCTACGAAACGCGCAGCAAGCCGCTGGCGATCTTCGTTGGGACCAAAGATTGGGCGTGCAGTCTCGACCAGTTCGAGGACGCCCTAGTTGGAAACGAGCAGATCCTTATCTCCTCTGGCGAGGTCGGACGCGCCAACAACGGCTTCTTCGGACGCAACAAAGAGCGACCTTCTGGCAAGCATCAGGACATATCCTGCGTGTTCGCTGCACGTAACTGGCTGCCGTGGGAGCCCGAGAACTTCACGACTCTGAGGTTTGACAACCCGTTTGCAACTCATGATTTCCCCAACGACCTGTTGCCTGCGGACCACACGTTAGGTCTCGTCCGCAATGAGCAGGCCCGCTGGCTGGAATGGATGCCTTCGCGTCCCACAAGCTAATGACCGAATCTCTGGTGCTCATCTCGCAACGATGATGGCCCGCGCAGCAACCTAGGCCGCGCAACTGGTGGTGGTCGCTCTGATCAGCACCAAGTTCGAGCTGTCCCCCGAGCAGTGGGTAACCCACCTCGCGCGGCTGCACAACAGGCAGTTGCCGGAACTGGAGTTGCTAGACGCCTACTACGAGGGCGAACAGCCGCTGTCGTACATGCACCCGGAGTTGTTGCGGCGCTTGGACTCCCGGCTCCGCTCGGTTGTGATCAGCTGGCCGCAGCTGATCGTGGACAGCCTGGACGAACGCCTGGACGTCACCGGGTTCCGGCTCGGCGGCGAGGCTGCCGCCGATCGGGAGCTGTGGCACATCTGGCAGGCCAACCGGCTGGACCTGCATTCCGAGCAGGCGCACGTGGACGCCCTGGCGCTGGGCCGCTCCTACGCGATCGTGGGCAGCAACGAGAAGGACCGCTCGACCCCGCTGGTGACGGTCGAGTCCCCGCTGGAGGTCCACGTCGATCTGGACCCGCGTACCCGCGAGGTCCGGGCCGCGCTGAAACGGCAGTACGAGGAGGACGGCGACGGCTACACCGAGGCCTACGCCACGCTCTACCTGCCCAACGAAACCGTCTGGTACAGCAGCGACAACGGCGGCGGAACCTGGTCAGAGATCAACCGCGACGAGCACGGCATGGGCACCGTACCGGTCGTCCCGATCATCAACCGACCGCGCATCCGCCGACGCCGCACCGCCCCGCCCCGGCTCGGCCGGTCGGAGCTGATCAGTGTTCTCCCGCTGTCCGACGCGGCGTGCAAGATCGCCACGGACATGATGATCAGCGCCGAGTATCACGCGATGCCGCGCCGGTACGCGCTCGGCTTCGACAAGGACGATTTCGTTGACGCGCAAGGGCGACAGCTCACCCCGTGGGAGTCTGTGGCCGGTGTGCTGTGGGCGTCCCCCAAGTCTCCGAAGGAAGACGGCGTCAGCGTCGGTCAGTTCCCTGAGGCGAACCTGTCGAACTTCCACGACACGCTCAACACCCTGGCCCGCGTAGTCTCCGGCCTGTCCGGCCTGCCCCCGCACTACCTCGGCTACGCCACCGAGAACCCCGCGTCAGCGGACGGTATCCGCTCGTCGGAGTCGCGGCACATCAAGCGCGCGGAACGCCGACAGCGCACGTTCGGCGACAGCTGGGAACAGATCATGCGCATCGTGCTGATGGTGCGCGACGGCCGGGTTCCGGCCGAGGCGCTGCGGATGGAGTCACAGTGGGCCGACGCCGCGACGCCCACGTTCGCCGCGCAAGCGGACGCCGCCGTGAAGCTGTACTCGGCGGACCGGCTGTTGCCGCGCCGCTTCGCTCGCCGGTCGCTGGGCTACTCCGACACCGACATCCGGGACATGGAAGCCGAGGACGCCGAGGCGTACTCCCGCGTCGCGGGTGGCGACCAGGCAGCCGAGTTCGGCCCAAAGCCCATCCCCGAGCCACGTCAGCCGGAGCCCGCGGCCCCGTCGCTGCCGTCGCCGCGGCGGCCGGTCGGGCAGCTCGGCGGCCAGGTCCTCCCGCCGCCCGCCGTGCAGTTCATCGAACCGCCACCAGCACGCTGACCACCAGGTGGTGATGCCCGGTGACCGCGCCCATGACCGAGGTGGACACCAGGTTCTACACCGCACAGCAACGCATCGTCCGCACCGCCGCCAACGAAGCGCAGACCGCCTGGCGGCAGCTCGACGGCCCGTCGATCGACTCGGCCGCCGCTGCACTCCGCCTGCAGGTCGTCGCAACCATCGAGGAGGCCCAGGCCGAGACGGCTGCGCTGGCACCCCTGTACATCGCCGCCACGCTCGCCGCGCTCGGCGCGGTGTCCAACCCGGTCGGTGCGCTGGTGTCGGCGATGTTCTCCGGCCTGGCGGCCAACGGCCTGCCGCTGTCCGCCTTGGTGGACTTCGCGTTGCGCCGCTACCGGCTGGCTCTGCTCGCCGGCGTGCCTCCGTCCGAGGCGCACGCGCTCGGCCTGGCCAAGCTGCTGACCTACGTCACCACCGAGGCCGCCGACGCCGGCCGCCTCGCCCGCCACGCCGCCGCGATCGCAGAACCCGAGCTCGCCGGATACGAACGCGTCGTCACGCTGCCCGCGTGCGGGCGCTGCATCCTGCTCGCCGGACGGCTCTACAGCTTCACCACCGGGTTCCGGCGGCATCCGCGCTGTGACTGCGACATGCGCCCGGTGACCCACGAGCAGTGGCGCGACGACCGGCCCGGCAACACCCCGCGCGAGTTGTTCGAGTCCATGACCGAGGCCCAGCAGAACAAGGCCTTCGGCACGGGCGACGCCGAGGCGATCCGGGCAGGGGCCGACATCAGCAGGACCGTCAACGCCCGCCGCAAGAACGCTGTCTACGTCGCGGGCGGCCACGAATACACCCTCGACGCCACCACCGTGCGCGGTGTCGGCCGTCAGCTCGGCGACCTGGCCAAGCAAGGCGGCCGGTACAGCCGCTCCCGCACGCCGCGCCCGACCGCCGCACAGCTGGTCAACACCGCCCGCGACCGGGACGAGCTGATCCGCCAGCTCGGCCGGTTCGGCTACCTGCGCTGACCCGCGCACCCGTTCCCCTCCTCTCGCCCCGGAAAGGGGGTTTTCCTGCCCTTGTCCCACTCCACCAACCCGATCTCCAGCACCACCGACGCCCCGCCCGCGAACCCTGAGCAGGCCCCGGCCAGCCCACCCGCTCCACCGCCCGCCCCGCCGGTCACCGACCCCGCCGCCAACGCGTCCACACCGGACTACAAGACGCTCTACGAGCAGGCACAGACCAAGCTCACCAAGGCCGAGACCACAGCACGGGAGAACCGCGACAAGGCCAAGCGCCTGGACGAGATCGAGGCCTCCCAGCAGACCGAGACCGAACGCGCGAACGCCCGAGCCACAGCGGTGGAACAGCAGCTCGCCACCATGCGCCGCACCGCGCTGGACGCGGAGATCCGCGCCGCCGCGACCGGCTGGGCCGACCCGTCCGACGCGCCGCGCTACCTCGACGACCGGGACCGCTACCTCACCGACGACGGCACGGTCGACACAGCCGCCATCACGGCCGACCTCGCCGCGGTGCTCGTGCAGCGTCCGCACCTCGCCCGCGTCGACGGGCCGCGCCGCCCGGCGCCGGACCCCTCGCAGGGACAGCGCAACGGCCCGTCCGGTGTCGCCGAGCAGATCCGCGAAGCGGAAGCCCGCGGCGACTGGGCCACGGCCATCAGCTTGAAAAACCAGCGGCTTGCCGAGCAGGCACGCGAGCAGCGCTGACCGCTGCTTCTTTTGACACGTAGGGAGATTCATTGCCTGGTATCGCCGCAATCGCGAACACTTACAACAGTCCGAACTTCGTCGGCGAGTTGTTCTCGCTGACTCCCACCGACACTCCGTTTCTGTCCAGCATCGGCGGCCTGACCGGCGGCAAGCGGGCGAACGGGATCGTGCACACCTGGTCGGTGTACGACCTTCGCCCACCGGACCAGAACCGGCAGCGCCTCGAAGGCGCGGACGCACCGTCCGCAGAGACCCGCGTCCGAGGCCAGGATCGCAACGTCCTTGAGATCCACCAGGAAACCGTGGGCGTCTCCTACACCCGGCAGGCGTCTCAGCAGATGTTCGCGGGCACCGGCTCGGCGAACCCGAACGCCGCGAGCATCGGCGGCACGAACGCGGTCCTCAACGAGATGGACTGGCAGACCCGGCAGGCGTTGACGCAGATCGGCCGTGACGTCGAACTCGGGTTCATCGTTGGTAAGTTCCAGGAACCGTCCGACAACAGCACGGTGCGCAAGACGCGCGGCATCCTGGAAGCTACCCGCACCAACGTCATCACCAACGCCCAGCCCAAGGCGCTGACCGAAGCGATGATCCTCGACCTGTTGCAGAAGGTCTGGGAGAACGGCGGCATCCAGGTCAGCGAGACCGCCACGCTGATGTGTGCCGCGTGGCAGAAGCGTCAGCTCACCAACGAGTTCATCACGAAGAAGAACTACCAGGAGTCCACACGCAACGTCGGCGGTGTCTCCGTCTCCACGATCGAGACGGACTTCGGGCGGCTCAACGTCATGTTGAACCGCTACATGCCCGCCGACACCGTGCAGGTGGTCAGCCTCGACCAGTGCGCGCCCGTCCTGCTGGAGACCCCCGGCAAGGGCTTCCTGTTCTCCGAGCCGTTGGCACGCACGGGTTCCACGGACAAGGCACAGATCTACGGTGAAATCTCGCTGGAGTACGGGCCGGAGATCGCCCACGGCAAGGTCACCGGCCTGACCACCACCGCACCGGCCGGAGGTAGCGCGTGAGGTTCACCAGCAGCGTCTACAAGGAACTCGTCGTGCACGACCTCGGCGTCACCTTCATCGACGGCGAGGCCGAAGTGACCGACAAGGCCACGGCCGACGCCCTACGGGGTTTGCCAGCCGAACTCGGTGTGCGCGCGGTCGGCGGCCGACCGGCCAAGCCTGCACCGCAGGACTGAGGTGCGGTTCTCACCCTCCAGCAGGTGAGGGCTCAGGGGTGGTCGCCGCAATGACCTCCTCCACGGCGGCACCCATGATGTCGTCGTTACGGTCCGGTCGCAGCGACACCAACCCGCACCTGGTGAAGAACGCGCGCCGCGTGGCCTCTTCCACGTCGCCGGTCAGGTCGACGTCCAAGGCGAGGCACTGCGCTCCGCGACTGCGGATCTCCTCCGCCGCCGCGCGCATCAGCGCAGTTCCGACCCCGCTGCGTTTCGCAGCGGGCGAGACACCGATCTCGTGCACGAACGCACGGGGGTCGAACCGCCCGCTGAACGGGCCGTACTGCTCGTTGTACGCACCTCGCTGCACCGCGATCGTGACGACGCCAACGATCTCTCCTGCGGAGTTGCGGGCGATCGCCGCACCCGCTTCACCTGTCGGGTAGTACCGCGTCACGAAGCGGCGTTGCTCGGTCCGACTTCCTGCCCGGTTGAGCACCTGCCAGGCAGGCAGCTTGTCACGGCTCCAGGACTCCGGCGTGACCCACTCGATGGTGATCGCTGAGTTCATGGTGTGAGCTTTCATCGTCGTTGGACCGGTCAGCAAGCGGATCTGCCGTCGAGATTCGGGGTGGGCCTGTGTCCATTCCAATCCCGCTGGCCACGGTGGATGACGTTCAAGCCCGCACCGAGCAAGTTCTCACGCCGGCCGAGCGCGCCCGCGTCACGATCCTGTGCGCGGACGCCTCGGCGATGGCGCGCAGCCTCGTCCCGTCGATGACCGTCCCGGCACCTGCGACAGCGGTCGGGGTGGTGAGCGCCGCAGTGCTGCGTGCGCTCGCTACCCCGCCGGAAGGCCTCAAAGACGAGGCGATCGGCGGCCACTCCCGCACCCTCGCGCACGACGGCGGCGGTCTCTACTTCACCGATACCGAACTTGACCTCTTGCGCCCTGCCCCCAACGGCGGGGCGTTCTCCATTTGGACGTAGCCATTGCAGCTTCCCCACATCGTGACGTTCGTCGACCCGGTGGAGGTCGAAGACCAGTACGGCAACCCCAACCCCCAACTCCAGTACGGCCCCGACGCGCCACGGCGGGATGTCCGGGGCTACATGCAACCGCAGACCTCGGCCGAGCCGGTAGAGACCGGCCGTCAGGCCGAGGTCACCCGCTGGCGGCTATTCACCTACGCGGCGGTCGGCTCACGCGAACAGGTCGAGTGGCGCGGCCGGACGTTCCGCGTCGACGGAACGCCGGAGATCTGGGCACCCGCGTTCGGCCCGACCCGGTTCTGGGTCAAGCTCGTGGAAGTGGAGGGCTGACACCGTGAGGGCCTTCTTCGGTTTCCGCGTCGACAAAGAGAGCATGGGCGAGTTCCTGCGCACCTCCCCGGAACTGGCCGCGCACATCCAGGCCGCCGCCGAACAGATCGCCACAGGCGCCCGCTCGCAGGGCCACCGGGTCACCTCCGGCGAACTGCTGCCCATCGAGGTCCTGGAGGACCCCGGCCCGGATCGCGTCGGCTTCACCGTCGCGGTGAAGCACCCGGCAGGGATGGGCATGGAGGCCAAGCACGGCGTCCTGACCCGCGCGGCCGAAGCGGTCGGCCTGGACGTCCACGGCATCGACACCCACCACGACACATGACCGGCCCGCTTCCCGTCCCCGTCGACGTCGTGGAACTCGTGCTCGGGGTGCTGCGGCCGTTGCTGGCCGCATGCCCCGAACCGGTGCTCGCCGGGCTGAAGGTGTCCACCGAGACCGGCCACGGCCCCCAGGGTGGGCCGCCGTCGCTGCCGTGGCTGCGGCTCACCGAGGAGGGCCACACCTGGCGGTGGCCCGCCGTGCAACGCGTCGTGCTGCGGCTGACGTGCTGGCACCGCACCGACCACGACGCCAAAGCCGCGGTCGGCCTGGCGCTCGCGCTGCTGTGCACCCTGCGCGGCACGCGCGGCCTGCTCGACGCCGAGCCCATCGCAGGCCCGATCGCCGCCCCCGACCCACACACCCGCAAACCCCTCGCGACCGCCACGGTCGCCGTCCACGTCCGCACCCCTGCCCGACCTTGACCCCTTGTTCCCGTTACGGAGGCTCCGCCCCCGTAACTCGAGGCGCTTCACCACGCGCGGGGCCTCCCTCCCGTCCGGAGGCACCCGCTTGGCTCTTCGTCCCACACTCGTCCGTGTCCCCGGTACCGGGGAACTGTCCCTCGCCCCACCGGGCACACCCGAACCCACCGACTCGACCGCCGCGCTCCCGGCCGCCTGGACCGGCCTCGGCCTGTCCACCGAGGACGGTGTGACAATCCGGCGTGCCGTGGAGAAGTCCGGTACCACGCACTGGCAGCAGATCACCCCGGCCCGCTACATCTACACCTCCCAGGAACTCACGGTCGCCAGCGTGTTCCAGGAGTCCAAGGGCGCGGTGCTCGGCGTCTACTTCGGCGGAATGACCTTCGCCGAGACCGCCACCGGCTCGAAGAAGTACCGCGCCGAGATCAGCGCCGTCCCCAAGGGCGACGAACGCGCGCTGTGCGTGGACTGGACCGACCAGATCAGCGCCACCGAGATCTACCACCACCGGCTCTACGTGCCCCGCGTCGAGGTCTCCGAGACCGCCGACGCGCAGTGGACGCGCACCCAGGAAGCCCGGTGGGGCCTCACCTTCGCCGCGCTCTCGCCCGCCTCGGGCACGACGTTGGCCGTGTGGCTGACCGATGACCCCGCCGTCCTGCTGGCCACGCCCGGCGGCGGCTCGCTCGCCGCATCCGGCAAGTCCGACTGAAAACCGTTAGGAGACAACGACTGTGAGTCAGCGCCAGCGCCGTGAGGCGCACGGCAACACCCACTCCACCGGTAAGCCGGGCTCGGCCGTGATGTGGCGGGGAAAGCGGTTCGGACTACCCGCACCGCAGGACTACCCGCTCGACGCGATCGAGGCCGAGGAACAGGGCCGCACCCTGACCGCCCTGCGGCTCATCCTCGGCGAGGACCAGTACGCCACGTTCCGCGAACTCGCGAAGACCACCGGCGACGCGGACGACTTCTCCAAGGCGATCATGCGGGAGCTGGGGCGGGGAAACCCGTAGTCGTCGGCCGCCTGCTGGCCGACGACACCACCGCCGAAGCACTCGAAACCGACCTGCTGCGCTACGGGGTCGACCTGCTCGACCTCTACCGAGGCCGCCTGTCCTACCGCCGCGTGTGCGCGCTCGTCGCCAACCTCCCCGAAGACGCGGCCGTCTGGCGCACGGCTGGCCCCGACGCCGGCTGGACTCGTGCGGACATCGTCCTGGCCGCGCTGGAACGCCGCGTCACGCTGCTGTGGGCCACGGTCGCCACCGCCTTGGGTCACAAGGTCACCGACGCTGACGTGACCAGCCCGCTCGACCAGCTCACCGCCTCGTCTTCCGCCCCTGCTGCGGAAGGAGGTGACACCGGGCCAGAGACGAAGTCCATGCGCGAGATCGCGCTGTGGATGCGTGGGGCGTGATCGCCCCTGACCTTCGTCGGACACACCTACCTCAAGGTCCTGCCCACCCTCGTCGGCCTCGGCGCCGCCGTGAAGAAGGCGATCAACGAGGAGGAGCGCGGCGCCCCGGACATCAGCCTGGGCGCGCAGATCCAAACCGCGCTCGCCCGCGCCCAGCTCCGCCAGCTCGCCGCCGAGGGCGACCAGACCGCCATGCGCCTGCTCGCCCAGCTCGACGCCGCACCCGCCGAGCGTGAAGCCAACGCGCTGCGGGAACGCCAGAACCGCAAGGCAATCACGTTCAAGGCGGTGCTGGACAAGTCGTTCACGGCAAGCCTGCACGGCCTGATCGCGCTGGACAACGCCGTCACCGGCACCACCACCTCCGTCACCCGGCACACGGCGGCGGTCGGCGCGGCAACGCTGAAGTACGCGGCATTCGCCGGGGTGCTCGCCCAGGCCGTCAGTCTGACGGGCGGCCTGGGCGCTGCCGCCGCCACGGCCTCGGGTTCGCTGCTCACGCTCCCTGCGGTGGGCATCGCTGCGGCCGTGGCAGTGAACACGCTCAAGCTCGGCGTGGAGGGCCTGTCCGACGCGCTCAAGGCCGAGAGCGCGCAGGACTACGCCAAGGCGGTCAAGGACTTCCCGCCCGCGATGCGGGAGACCACCGACGCCGTCCGGGCGTTGCGGCCGCAACTCGACGGCCTCCAGCTCGACGTCCGAACCCGGTTGTTCGATGGGCTCGGGAAGGAAGTCGAGCAGCTCGGGGCCGCCTATCTGCCCGAGCTGCGGCGCGGCCTGGCCGACGTCGCCGGAGGCTTCAACCTCGCCGCCCGCGACGCCGCCGGGTTCGCGCGCGAGGGCCGCACGGTCGACGACGTCCGGCTGATCCTCGACCGCACCAGCGAATCCGTTCGTGCCCTGTCGGGCGGAACCGCGCCGCTGCTGCGCGTGATCCGTGATCTCGCGGCGGTCGGCTCGGACTTCTTGCCGGGCTTCGCGTCCGGTTTCGCCGACGCTGCAACACATCTGGCTGAGTTCGTCTCGCACGCCCGTGAGACAGGGCAGCTACGTGAGTGGATGGCCGCGGGCCTGGCCGCGCTGCGGGACTTCTTCACGGTCCTGGGCAACGTGGTCGGGATCGTGGTCACGGTCTTCTCGGCCGCGAACACCCACGGCGCAGGGCTGCTCCAGACTCTCTCCGCGCTGACCGGCTCGGTACTGGCGTTCCTCCGCTCGGCGGAGGGAAGCGTTGCGCTGCAACAGCTTTTCACAGGCCTGCACGCGGCCGGTTCCGGGCTGATCACCCTGCTCGGCGCGCTGGGCCGCGCCGTCGCATCCGAGGTCGTGCCCGAGCTGGGCGCACTCGGTTCCGTTGCGGGACAAGCCTTCACGCTGCTCGCGACCGGTGCCGAGCCTGCGGCGAAGATCCTCGCGGTGCTCGCACCGCTGGCGGGGGTCGCTGCCCAGGCGCTGGCCTCGGTGCTGGTGCCCGCGCTCGGCGCTGTCTCGGGGATCGTGACCGAGCTGGCCCCGGCCGTCTCGGAGCTGGTGAACGAGCTGGTGGGCGGCGCGCTCGCGGACGGGATCCGCGAGCTCACACCCGATCTGCTGGAGCTCGCGCGCGCGGCCAAGCCACTGATCGTCCAAATCGGAAAACTGCTGGTCCAGGCCTTACGGACGGCCGTGCCCGCCTTGTCCGCGCTGCTCGGCCCGCTCTCGTTGATCACGTCCGAGCTGGGCGGGGCGCTGGTTCAGGCGATCGAGGCAGCGTTGCCGCTGGTCACGATGCTGGCGACGATCTGGTCTGAGGTCCTGCTGGCCGCCTGGGAGCAGGCACGGCCCGTTCTGCCGGTCTTGGTCGAGTCGATCAAGCAGCTCGTGACCGCGCTGGACCTGTCGGCGGCCACGCCGTCGCTGATCGAGACCGGCACACTGCTGGGCAAGATCCTGGCCGACGCGCTGCGCAACCTCGTTCCGCTGATTCCGCCGCTGGCCGAGGCGTGGATTCGGTTCTGGTCTGAGGGCCTGCTGCCGATGACGCCGCTGTTGCTGCGCATCGTCGCCGAGCTGCTGCCCGAGCTGCTGCCGCTGCTCGCCGAACTCGTGCCGCTGATCACGCAGGCGCTCGGCATCATGACCGCCTGGAACGCCGGACTGCTCAAGTTCGCCGGTGTCTTCCTCGACTACGTGATTCCCGCGCTGAAGTTCTTCATCAACGACGGCGTGAAGCCCGCCTTTCACAACGCCGTGGAGATCATCTCCAGTGCGCTCGCGCTGATCCAAGGCGTGGTGAACACCGCGTTAGCGCTGATCCGTGGCGACTGGAGCGGCGCGTGGCGCGGCCTGCAAGAGATCGCGTCCGCCGGATGGCGGCTGCTCGTGTCCGGCGCAGAACTGGGCATCCGGTCGCTGCTGGGCTGGTTCGGCGGGCTGCCGGGTCAGATCCTCGGCAGCTTCGGCAACATCGGCTCGCTGCTGTTCGAGGCGGGTAAGAACCTGCTGCGCGGCTTCCTGCGCGGTATCGAGTCCATGATCGGTGTGGTTCGCTCGAAGCTGGCCGAACTGACGAACCTGTTGCCCTCGTGGAAGGGTCCGCCGGAGCGGGACGCGAAGTTGTTGCGCGCCAATGGTGTGCTCATCATGCGTTCGCTCGTGGACGGCTTCGAGGCCGAGGAACCGGCCGTGCGTCGCTACCTCACCGACCTGACCGACCGCATCCCTGCCGCGACGCTCGCCGTGGATACCGGTCCTGTTGCCGCGCAACGGCTCGCGGGCAAGGCGGCTGCCACGGCCCGCGTCGACCGCGGATCAGACGCGGACCTCGCCGCGCTGGTCGACGCGATCGAGCGCCTGGCCGCGCGGCCGGTCGTGGTGCAGGTCGGCGCAACCGAGATCGCCCGCGCCACCGCCGAAGGCGAACACGCCCTGTCCCGGAGGTGAGCGCCGTTGGGTTCGTTGTGGATCGGCCCGCTCGGCAAGGTAGGCGAAGTACGCCAGGCGGCAACGGAGTTCGACCGCTCCGTCCAGCTCGGAATCGAGGAGTTCGCGGCGCTGTCAGGCGGGATCACCACAACCCGCCTGGCCACGCCGCCCCGGCGGCTCACGCTGTCCTGGTCGGCGATGGCCGACACCGAAGCACAGTGGATCGAAGCATTGGCGCGCAACGTGTACGGCCCCGGCCCGCTCGTGGTGATCGACCCCGCCTCACGCAACCTGCTGGAAGGCGGGCAATCGCAGGGCTACGGCCCGCGCTCGGCGTATTCGCCATCCACGTGGGGAACGTTCACCGAGCGCGCCGACCACGTCATGACCCTCACCGACCCCCGCGAGGGAGACCAGCTCACCTACAGCCACAGGCACTGGTTCGGCTTCCCCGTCGTTCCTGGACTGCCCGTCCACATGGCCGCCGCGCTACCCGAAGCGCAATGCCAGCTGACCTTCTACACAGAGGACTTTGAGTTCCGCGGCTCATTCGGACCGGCCTCGCCGCTGACCGCCGTGCCTCCCGCCGGGGCCGAGATCGTGTTGCCCCGGCTCGTCTTCAAGGCGTGGACCGGAACCAAGCCGATCGGCCCGGCCCTGCTGCGCATGGGTGACCCACTCACGCCCGGCGAACTGGGCGCGCTCGGCGACGGCTGCCCCGCCATGACGGTCACCGGCTACACCGACAAGGCCCGGCCACCGCACCACGACCTCACGCTGTCTCTTGTGGAGGTGCGCCGTACTCCCAGCTAGCGGAAACCTCACCAATGCCCTGTTCGACGCCGAGCGCACCAACACCAGCCTGACCCGGCTCGCCGGCCGCGACCTCACCGACCAAACCACCTCGTGGACGCTGGATCGCTCCTACGACACCGACCTTCCCGCGCCGATGCGCGCGGTCAACGGCAGCGCCGCCGCCGAACTCCGGCTCACCCTCACCGGCAAGGACGACAAGACCGCCGCACAGCTCTACTCCCCATACGCCCCACACGACACGGGCGACGTAGCCCGGCCCGGCCAGTCCGTCACCCACGGCTGGGGCCTGGCGGGCGAGGTCCTGCCCGGCTTCCGCGGCCAGGTCCGCGACCGCGCCGCCGACAGCGGAACCGGCACCGTCGCCGTATCCGCGCTCGACGGGGCCGAGAAGCTGCGCGACGCCGCCCGCCTGCCCGCCGTCCTCTCCGCGAACAGCAGCCCGATCGCGTCCGGCACGTGGGTGGTGGACCACCTGTTGCGCGAGGGCGGCATTCACAGCGCGCCGCCACCGCGCGAGGCCTGCACGCTGTACGCCTCGATGCACGGCGGCGTGGTCCCGGACATCGGGTTCTACCGCGAACACACCCCGAACTCGCTGACCTACCGGCGCGACCGTGCACCGTGGGAGATGGCCGCCGTTCCCGGCTCGCAGCCGTTCACCGTCCGCTGGGACCCGCGCACCCGCACGACCGTGAGCGGACGCGGCCTGTTCACCGAGTTCTGGGTGGACCGCACCACCTTGCAGGCGTCCGGAAACCGCGTCGAGCTCAAGATGGTGTTCCAGGCGGACAACGAGATCAACGACATCTACTACTGGTTCGACTTCAACGAAGACCAGATGAACATCGGCGCGACCGGCACCGGCGGCACCGTCAAAGGCGACGCCGCAATGGGCATCCGGTTCGCGGGCATCTACCACATCGGCGTGCACTGGACCTGGAACGGCCGCACACCCTCCGCCCGCTACTTCATCGACAAAGGCAGCGGCTCCTACCGCGAGACCGACATGGGCGCGTTCCGCGAACTCGGCTGGTCGCAGCTCAACTACATCGAACTCACCAGTGCGTTGCCGATCGAGGCCGTGCAGGTCTCGTTGCGCGAGAACCCGATGACACGGCAGGAGTTCACGCAGACCTGGACCCGTGGCGCGGTGCTCGACCAGGTCACCTCGGAGCTTCGGGCGATCCCGCCGGTGCAGGGCTCTGCCTGGGACGTGATCACCAGCGTGGCCCAGGCCGAGCAGGCCACGGCCGAGTTCGACCCCTACGGGGTGTTCCGCTACCGCAACAACACCCGCTTCACGACACCCGGCCAGACCTTCCTCAAGGTGACCTCGGCGCGGGAGATCGCGTCCTTGCGGGTGTCGGAGGCGATCGACGCGATCCGCAACACCATCGACGTCCCGTATCAGACCTACACGCCCGGCACACCGTCCGAGCGGTTCACCGAAACCTTCGTGCCGTCCCTGCTCGGGTTCCAGACGCGCACGTTCACCTACGACTACGACGTGAGCGAGTACGACTCCCCGCCCCCGGTCGTCTACGCCAGCAACCAACCGACCACCGGCAGCCGGGTCCGGTTCGCTACCTCCACCGGCAGTGGCAGCGGCGCCGTGAACGGGTTCGTCGAGTCGACCACCGAACGCGACGGCGCGACCCTGCGCGTGACCTTCCGCAACCTCACCAGCTCGACGCTGTACCTCTCCACCTCCAGCGGGACGCCGTCGCTGGTGATCTGGTCTCCGCGTCTGGCATCGGGTAGCCCGACGAGGTTGTCCACCCGGCGCTACGACACCACCAGCCGCACCCGCTACGGCGCGCAGGTCTACCAAGTCCCCGCCACACCGTGGATTCAGAACGTCAACACCGCCGGACGCATCGCTAACTACCTGCTCTCCGTTGCCGCGCAACCACTTCCGGTCCTCGGAGACGTCGAGATCCTGCCCGATCCGCGGATCACGCTGGGCGACCTCGTGCGGGTCGTGGACGAGGTCGGCGCGGCCCTGGACACCTCGGCGTGGGTCATCGGCATCCGCACCAGCGGCGACGGCACCGGCCGCATCCGCCAATTCCTCACCCTACGTGCCACCACCAGCCCTGGCGTCCCCACCGACACCGGTCTGAACCCAGACCCCGCCGTCGACCCCGCCGCCCGCGATGCCCTGATCCGCGAGGGCATCCGCGTTCCCTGACCCTCGACCTGTTGAGGGGAGGTAGATGGACCCCTCCCTGCTGCCCCAGCTCGGCGTGGCCGGAGCGCTCGTGATCGTCGTGGGCTACCTGCTCACCGCCAACCACCGGCTCATGACCACCAACCGGTCAGACCGCGCCGAATACCTCAAAGCCCTGGCAGCCCGCGAAACCGCGCACGCAGCCGAGATCACCGCCCTGCGCGCCCGCCTCGTGGAAGTCGAAGACCGGCTCGGCGAGGTCGAAGACGAGCTCGACCGCGAACGCGAACGCCGCCGCCAGGCCGAGGACATCGCCGCCGCCGTGCGGCGCCACACCTAACCCACCCCCGAAACGAACGGCCGTCACCGCCCGGTGACGGCCGTTTTTTGTTGCCCACCAACAGGAAGAGATCACATGGCCTGGCGCGTAGCGCGCAGCTTGCTCACCCTCCGAGACCAGTTCAACGCCAAGTTCCCCGGCCGCAACAAGGCCAGCGACGGAACCATCGGCGACGAGAACCACGACGCCACCAGCGACCACTCCCCGTGGTACGGCGGCATCGTCACCGCCATCGACATCACCCACGACCCCGCCAGCGGCGTGGACATCGACCGCATCACCGACGAACTCCAGGCGTCTAAGGACGCCAGGATTAAGTATGTGATCGCCAACGGGCTGATCATGGACACCCGGCCGCAGTTCAACCCGTGGCAGTGGGTTCGCTACTCCGGCAGCAACCCGCACACCTCCCATTTCCACCTGTCGGTCGTGGCCTCCCCGCTGTGCGACGACCCGAGGCAGTGGGACCTGCCGATCCTCGGCGGTGCCAGCACTCCGCCACCGTCCCGGCCACCGACAAAGCCACGCTTCCCGCTGCCCGAAGGCCACTACTTCGGGTTGATCACCGGGCCGAACGAGTCCCACGGCGGCGCGCCCGAGTCGATGGGCGGCATCCCGAACGAGCAGTACTACGTCCGGCTCATCCAGCAGGTGTTGCAGCGCCTCGGCTTCGCCCCGAACTACCCCGGCTGGGCAGACGGCATCTACGAACAGGAAACCAAGGACTCCGTCGCCGCCTGGCAGCGCGCCCACCGCCCCAACCAGACGACCCGCTGGGGCGAGGTCTGGTGGGACGACTGGGCCGACCTCATCCGCCCATGACCCCGGAACCGGTGCCCGCCGAGCTCACCCCCGGCGGGCACTGGGTCATCTCCCTTGCCCTCGTGCTCTGGCTGCTGATCAAGGGCAGCCGGGCCGCCGTGCTGTGGCTCGAACGCCACGACGACACCCAACCCAACAAGGAGGACTATCTCTTGCTCGATCCCCGTCCCCGCCCGCTGCGCGCCGTCGCCACCTGGGTAGGCCTGATCACCGCGCTGGTCTCCTGGCTGGTTGGATCCGGCCTGCTCACCACCGGCCAGGCCGACGCCATCAACGGCACCGTCTCCGCGGTTCTCGCGCTGCTCGGCGCGTTCGGCGTGGCCCTCGCCGGCGAGCGTCGGGTGACTCCGACGTTCGACCCGCGCGACGACGCCGGCCGGGCGCTCGTCCCGCTCGACCTCGACTGACGATCCAGCACACCTAGCCAACGCCCACCAGCGCGAGGAGCCCCAGGCCTCGCGCTGGCCTGGGGGCTCCCGCGCCCGGCCCTCGCGGAGCCCACGAATGACGACAGCAGCCCAGGCCTGGACGGTCGACCACATCGAGACCGAGCCCCTGGACGACGCGCAGCGCGCGCACGCGGTAAATGAACTCGCCACCCTCATCAATTCCTGGAATGAATCCCAGCGTTCCACGTGAATTGCATCTCAACAATAGCCGACCAGTAATGCTATATTCCGAGACATGACCGAGAGCAATTCCGGAATTGGTAGAGCCATGCCAAAAACCGCGCTTTCTCGCGCGTGCGCGGTGAATACTTGGGGGAACATCATTGTCTAGGCGGACACGAGCGAAGAAGGTCGGCAACGCTGCGGCGGGGCTCGACCTGGACACCGTGCGGGTCGGCGTCTACATGCGGCGCAGCACCGACGACGAGAACCAGCCCTACTCGATCGAGGCCCAGGACACCCGGCTGGAGGCCTATGTCCAGTCGCAGCCCGGCTGGAAGATCGTCAAGAAGTTCAAGGACGACGCGTCCGGAAAGAACACCGACCGGCCCGACCTGCAAAAGGCGATGCAGTGGGCCAAAGCGAACATGATCGACGTGTTGCTCGTGTACCGGGTGGACCGGTTCTCCCGCAACCTGCGTGACACCGTCACGCTGCTGGACGAGCTGGAAAGCGTCGGCGTGGCGTTCCGCTCCGCCACCGAGCCGTTCGACACCTCCACCCCGGTCGGCCGCATGATGCTTCAGCTGCTCTCGATGTTCGCGCAGTTCGAGCGTGACCTGATCGTGGACCGCGTCACGGCGGGCATGGAGAAGAAGGCCGAGGCCGGGGAGTGGAAGGGCGGCTATACGCCACCCGGCTACGGCAAGGACCCGGCCACTCACAAGCTCGTGGTGGACGAGGCCGAGGCCGTCGTGATCCGGCTGATGTTCGACCTGTACACAAAGGACCGGATCGGGTCCCGCTCGATCGCCAACGAGCTCAACGAACGCGGGTACCGCACCCGAAGCGGCGGACTCTGGGCCTTCAAACGGGTTCTCACCATCCTGGAGAACCGCGTCTACCTCGGGGAGATCCACTACCGCGACGTCATCACCCTGGACGCGCACCCCGCCATCATCACGCCCGAGCAGTTCGCCGAAGCCGAACGCATCATGGACTCACGCGGCGACAGCCACTCGCGCCGCGCCACGAACAACTCCGACTACGTGGCCACCGGCCGTATCAACTGCCCCAAGTGCAAGCACGCGATGATCGGCACCAGCGCCACCGGCAAGACCAAGACCTACCGCTACTACACGTGCATGAAGCGCATGAAGTACGGCAAGGAGGCCTGCGACCAAGACCGCATCAACGCCGACGCGCTCGACAACGCCCTACTCGACTCCGTCGCCAGCTTCTACGGCAACCAGCTCGACCTCATCCGCGACGCCGTCAACGAAGCCCGCAAGGTCTACGAGTCCAGCCACGACAAGGTGACCGCCGAACTCAAGACCATCAAGACGAAGCTCACCACGGTCACGGCGAAGATCGACAAGTACCTGGATGCGTTCGAGGACGACCTGTTCGACGCCGATGACGAAGCCGCCAAGGAACGAGTACGCGGCTACCGCACCACACAGAAGCAACTCCGCGCACGCGAGGCCGAACTCCGGGAAGAGCTGGAGAACGAGCCCACCATGCCTGACGCTGCCACCCTCAAACAGGTCAACCACAACATCCGGACCATCATTAAGGCGGGCAACCCCAACCAACGCAAGGCCGTAGTAGAGACGTTCGTAGTCAAGGTCAAGCTGACCGGACCGGGCCGTATGGTCCCCGTCTTCCGAGTGCCGCAAACCCCCGCACCCGCCGATGCCGCGAACGCCGAAGGGGCGGAGCCCGGTATATCGGACTCCGCCCCTCAGGGTGTTCGTGTATGTAGTTCTTTGGTGGAGCTGAGGGGACTCGAACCCCTGACCCTCACACTGCCAGTGTGATGCGCTACCAGCTGCGCCACAGCCCCTTGAAGGTCCACGTTCCCGGCGGGTTTCCCCGTCGTTCTCGTGTGGCAATACCGTACATCAAGACGTCCACGAGATAAAAATCGGGGGTATCCAAACCGCATTCGGGCTGGTAGGACCGGGTGATGACCGCCGGAGCGCCGTTCGACCCGAAGATCGAGTGCATGGACCCCGAGGCACGTCGCGAGCTGCAGGAACAGCGCTTGCGGGACCTCGTCGACAGACTGCTCGGCACCGACAACTTCCAAGGGCGCAAGATCAGGGAAGCCGGCGTGACGCGCGGCACAGACGTCACGCTCGACGAGATCCACCTGCTGCCGACGATCAGCAAGCAGGACTTGTGGGACCACTACCCGTTCGGGCTGCGGATCGCGCCTGAGGAAGAGATCGTGTGTGTGCACGGGTCGTCGGGCACCGGGGGCCGGCCGACGCTCATTCCCTACACCGCCAACGACATCGAGATTTGGGCCGAGGTCATGGCCAGGGCTCTGAAAGGTGCTGGGGCCACCACGAAGTCGACCATCCACAACGCTTACGGCTACGGGCTTTTCACCGGCGGGCTCGGGGTGCATCACGGCGGGCTGAAACTCGGAGCCACGGTCATTCCCATGTCCGGTGGCATGACCGAGCGGCAGATCAGGCTCATCGAGGACCTGAAGCCGGACATCCTTTGCTGCACACCGTCCTACGCGCTCAGGCTCGCGGACGACCTCCAGAGAACGAGCATCGAGGTCGGCATCTTCGGCGCCGAGCCGTGGACCGAGGAGATGCGTCAGGAGATCCAGCAACGACTGAACATCAGAGCGCTCGACATCTACGGGCTGTCCGAAGTGATCGGTCCGGGCGTGGCGTGCGAATCCCTTGACTCCGAAGGACTTCTGAACATCGCCGAGGACCACTTCTACCCGGAGACCGATCAGGGCGAGCTCATCTTCACCACGCTCACCAAGACCGGAATGCCGCTGCTGAGGTACCGCACGGGCGACATAGCGAGCCTCCACGAGCCAGCAGGTCAGAGGACGCTGAAACGAATGAGCAAGCTCAAGGGGCGCAAGGACGACATGCTCATCATCCGCGGCGTCAACGTGTTCCCGACGGAGATCGAGGCAGTCGTTCTCGAGCACGCGAGCCCGCACTACCTGATCGTCGAGGACCGCCGCACGACCACGGCACAACTGCACGTGGTTGTCGAGTCCACACAGGACATAAAGGCCAAGCTCGGCCAGGACCTCAAGGAACGGCTGGGCATCACGTGCCAGGTCCTCGTGCTCGAACCGGGCAAGCTCCCGCGCACCGAGGTGGGCAAAGCACAACGCCTGGCCCGGTGGACTCAGGGCCAGGCGCCGATCGACGGACTTACTTAG